GCGTTTATCTCGCGCAGATATTAGTAAGTTTTGTGATTCGTTTTGAAAGTTACCGGCCTGAGTTTCGAACTTGAACGCCTCACGCTCAGCATTCGCGCGGATAGTTAATGCGTCGGCCTCTGCAATGACTTGTGTGTCGTCAATGATATCCAAGGCACCCTGAGATGTTATATCCAGGTTATTAGCTGCGATTGTTGCCTGTTGTGTTGCCGCGAGTACGTCGCCTTGCCGGTGTACGCGAGATGCTTCAATGTCGCCGCGCTTACGAGCGTCTTCTGCCTGCCACAGACTGAATGTTGCGTTACGTGCAGCGACACCGGAATTATAGCTGTCCTGCGCTGCCGCTGTCCGGCCTTGTTGTATCTTACCGACAGCCCGAAAGCCTGCGAAGGCTAATGGAACGGTACACATATTACTGACCCCCGATAGTAAAAGTTATAAAAGTTTCCCCATGTGGCGTCTGGGTTCGGTGAGGGAATCTTGCTCCGAGCGCAATCAATAACTTGATAGACCCAGCGTTTTTGATGTGGACGGCGTTCGTGAAAACACGATCCGGGAAGCATTCAACCCAGCTGCTAACAACTTTTCGAGACTCCTTAATAAATGACTTTTTACATCTGGAAAGGCCATCTGTGCCAAGCATCCAGATACAGGCTTCATCTGACAGGGTTCCGCCTCCGTACCCGAAAATTGCCATTAGCTCACCATCGAAAACGAAAGCCAGCACCAGAGTAGACCTTCCGACAGAACGCTCAACAACGTAGTCCACAGGTACTGACGTCGACGCTTTTATTTCATCGATGTCGGCTTGGCGCATATTCGCAATCAGATAGTCGACATCCTCTTGTGTTGGCCGTCGATACTCAATCACGCTCGCCTCCGTTACTGAACTCAACGTCCGGCATGATAGCCAGTACGGTTGCCGGTAACGGGTACGTTTGACGAATGTAGACCGACGCCTCGTCGGACCAATCAGAGCCAACGTTTACCGTAATGATGCCATTGCTCGGTGTTACTGGTGTGGTTTCAACTTCCGTGGTCCGTTGCTTGTACTCGAACAACGTATCATCGTCACCGTTAGTACCCACTTCTAGCCCTCGGGTAAACTCGACCTGAAGGTTTGCGTCAGTCGTTGACTTAAGAACCGGAAACGTTGATCCACCCTCGTTCGCTAATGACGACCGGAGGCTTTCAAGCTTACACGTATACGGCAGCCCGCCTCGAACTCCAGTGTTATCTGTCCGTTGGCAACAACCGTGTCAGGTATCACGTTACCGTCTGCCAGACCCGTAACAGTTTCGCCGTCCAAGTGATCAAGCCCTGTCATCGTATCGGTTGCGGCACCGGAGTATGTAACTGAGCAATCGGTCGCTACCACATTCGTAATATCAACGAACTCTCTGGCCGCAAAACGTTCAACGAACCGAGTATCCACGCCGTCGATAGTTCGCTTAACGGTACAATACACGGCGCTTGAACCGGCTTCCTCAATTGTCGCTATCGATTCGAACAATCCGTCCGTTGTATGACGATGCCACGCATAGACCTCCTGATCACGTATGTACGTCAATCCATGCAGGCGTCCGTCGTCCATAACAACCCAGATGATTGAAAAGGGCAGTTGTGCATATGTCCAGTCGACTATCGAACCGTCTCGGAAAAGATGTTCGGCCAGAGCTGTCAGATCGCGGTTAGCGTAGACCGGTCTTTCACCGGATGTGGTATGCAGTAGTTCCTGAACGCCTTTACCGTTCCGCGTGACAAAAGCGATCGAGTCTGATGCCTCAAGCGGTGCAACATCCGAACACCCGTTATTGTTACGCTTGACTGCTTTTATGTTTGCCGTTGTGAACGCCAGATCACCGCTACTAAGTGACCAGACAGCCCCAGACGTGAACGCTAACAGGTCATCGCCTGACGTCAGATGTTCTACCGCGTTAACATACCGGCTGTTAATATCAATAGAAAACCCGTCGTTATCTTTAACCGGGAATGATGTATTAAAGTTCTTTGGTGCGCCAACCCTGGAGGGGTCAATCTCTGTCGGGTGGTTGACTAAACCGCCGTAAACCAGTCTTTGTTGATGATAGACGGACGCTTTCGGATGATTGCTTGAGGCAAACGGATTGATCGTTTCCGGTGGCGCGTCGAGGGTATCCGGTTGAATGTTATCATCGACGAACGCATTCGTATCCGCTGAACCAATATATCCGTAAGAACCACCCTTGTACCGGTACACAAGATACCGAACCGCGCTTGGGTCCGCTGTCCAAGCCAGATTCATCGGGTTGGTTTCGGTCAACTGAACACTCGCCGCGCTGGCCGCCGCCGAAGGAAGGCTTTCTTCGCCGATAGCGGTCAAGGCTGTCACTTTATACGTGTATGTTATGCCACCTGCGGTTGTTGGCGTCGGGACTAACCCGGTCGGTGCAGAAAGAGTCGCGCCGTACGTAACCGCGGTCAACGTCCAGTTGTCATGTGCTGTCCGGGTTAACTCGTAAGCCGCGTACAGATCAGACGTTATCGTCATGGTGTCAGCGTCTTGCGTGTACCGGAGCTTAAACAGGTTGGCCTCAACGTACGGCGACGTTATGCGGTATGGTGCATCCGCAGTTCCACCAGACGAATACGCGGTGAACGCAGTACTATCAACGCCTGACAGCTCAAAGGTACTTCCCGTGACGTTGGCTATCGTGTACGTGTTACCGTTAACCTCGGTCATTCCAACAACACCCGCGATATCAACGTCGTCGGTGTTAAATGGTTGGTTGCCGGTATAGGAAACGACCGCCGGGTTAGCTTGAGTAATCCCGGTTATTGTTAGCGTTGTGAGTATCTGCGCGCCGTCTTTATAAAAACTGACTAACTGGTCGCTTAACTCGACTATGTAGCTTTGCTCAGTGTTAAACTGGAACGGCAATACCCTTGATTTAATGGTACTGTCGTATACAGTAGCGACAACGTTTGTGCCGGGTCTTGTGGATACGCCGCCATGTAAATGAACAAAAAAGTTCAAGCAGGTTTTTAGTGCATACTGGTATTTTGTGTAATCTATCCGAGCGTATAGCGCACGTGATACTTCACCAGCGTTAAGTGATGACTGATGTAGAATAGTCATCTGTTAGCGTCCCGATATCCAGACTGGTGTTTCGTCCTCTACCTTTCGCCGCTGATTGGCGCTACTTGCCAGAGCCGCGATCCTTGCCTGGTAGGTTTCATTCAGAATTGTGTTGTACATCCCGAAGTTTTTAGTTAATGGCATAGCTAATTTAAGAGCCATGAACAACGTTAAGTATTCGACAGACAAGCCCGGCCACTCTGCAACGTTAACGTCTACCGTGTACTTCAACAGGGTTATCTCTTCCTGTGTCAGTATCGACTTTTGAGAGTCGATATACGCCACTTCAAACTCGGGTCGCGTTGTTTGTGCCGGGTTTAACGCAACGATTTCCAGAGCATCAGATGGCCACGCGTACTGATAAAGGAATACGTCTTCCGGTGGACTACCCAAGTCAGATGGCGTCCGATACTTTGTAGCAAAACCAAACTGGTCTTTTTCTAAGACGAGCTTCCGAAGCGTATCGAAAAACAAGTTGCAATAGTTTGCCTCGTTACTGTCTTCAGTAATATCGGATATCGTGGATTTTTTACCGAGTCTAGCTAAAGCTTGATTACACAGATTGACGTCAGCGGTTGCCATTATCGCTACTCGTCGTCAAATAGACTCTTGGGCGTTTCCCGTTCTACCGGTTCCAACCATGACGGAACCCGGGCTATGCCATTGTCAACCGGGCAGATAACGCGCACGGTTTTGACCGGGTTAGGGTCAATAATGCGGCCGTTATAATAAGCCCGCTTAGTGACATGACCAATGACGATTTCGCTCGTGTTCTTTGGTTCCACCGGTTTTTGTTCCGGGGAAATAGCTTCTTTCCTACGTGCTACTTTTTTCTTACCAGCCATTTATAAAAACCTCGTTAAGTTAAAAAAGGGTACGACACACTTGGAGGGAATGCCGTACCCAAATCCCCCATGGAATCCGTCCACGGGTCCGACCTACCACCGGTTAAGGTAATAGATTAGTTTGCTTACCGGTTACCAGCGCAGCGGAGATAGCTCCCGCTGTTGGATTCGTTCCATTGACCGTGTAGTTCATACGGAAGAACGAGTTAGCCGAATGCGGCGCAACGTTGAAATTCAAACGTTTGCCAGCAGTTAACGCGGCTAGTAATAAGTTCTGAGACAACAAGACAATGGGCGTGGTGAACGCCGCATCTGCTGACTCCTGAAACTCGACGTCCAAGGATGTCAAGTTATCGAACGCAGTCTTTACCAATACTTCAAGCGGTAAAGGTTCACCCGCGCCAATATCGCCAAGATTGGACAGGTCAATTACGTTGGTAGAAACAGCTGAAGCGGTAATCGCTTGGCTGTCTGACATTTCAAGTTGTGCATCAATCATTATGTCACCTGTGATTCAGTGTTCAAGATCGCTTCGCAAACTCGAACAGGGATACCGTCGAACGCCACAACTTGTTCACCAGCAACTTCAGCCATGCTGATATTCACGTTGTTAGAGTTCTTTATTTGCCTACGTAGGACAGACCGGATAGTACGGTTACAATAAATTGCAATCGTGCCAATTCCACGGCGTTGCTCTACTGCTTGAGCCAATAGGTCAACCAGGTCAGCAGATGAGCCGCTTGCATCTTTAGTCAGATCACTGACGTCGATGTTCGCAACACGAACAACTGATTTCCAGTTACGTAACACAAGACCGAGTTTCCACTGGTAGTGAGTTCGATAACCTTCGTAGTTGTCGCCGCTGGAGTCTTCCAAGGTCACTTGGCCCTTGTCGTCCTGGTTCAAACCGGCTTTAGAACCTTTGGGGTAAATATAATGACAAGTGTTGTCACCCCAAGTAATGACCCAGATTGACGTATTATCAGAACCGGTGCCGCCGCCATCGATGATATTCTCGGCATTGCTGGCTGACAAAGACGAATACCGTGGTGCAAGACCGTGGAACTCTTTTTCGTCAACAGTTGTGTCGCCGTAAAAAGTAGTCGTTCCCATTTCCTGATTCATGGCTTCCAAGAATGCCATGTCCTCAGATGCACGAAACTCGGCGGTGTTACCGTTCAAGTCCGCGATGTCCTTATCAACTTCGGCGTAGGCTTCCAAACTACCGACTTGATCATCGACCTGCTTGGTTGCTGATTTGGATTTCGGTCCACCTTGGTTCAACTTACGCCAGTAGGCAGTAGGCAGACCAGTTCTAACGGTAGACCGGTGACCGGTAGGCAAGTTGCCCTCCCGGATGCCGCCGTCCTTCAGGATTTCGTTTTCCTGCATTAACAGTTCAACGATGGCGGCCGTGTTGCCGTCCGGATCGGTACGCTTTGCAGCGTCCGCAAACGTGACGACGGTAGATGCTAAAGTAGCCATAAATTAAATTCCTATATCAATTTCCCTGATTCGGGTACAACTTTTGAGCTAATGTTCGGGTGTCTTCAGTTTCAGATGATCCGCTGCCAGACCCGTCCTCTTGAACCAGCTTACCGATGTTGTAGGCAAACCGAATCATTTCCGGATGGTCTGTTAAACCGGTGTCGTCAAGCAATTTAACAAAGTCTTTCGATGCAAATTTACCAATAGCGTCACGAGCTATGCCGACATTTTTATCATAATCATGTCCGCCGAACTCTTTATCCGACTTTGCGTCCTTAACCCACTGGTCACGTTGAGCGTCGACCTGGTCCTGGTAAGCCTTTGTCTGATCCTTAACCCGTTGGGTTTCGTGATCAATCAGAGACTGGGCTTGTTCTTGAGATAACTTAAGACCCTTGAATACTTCGATATCCGCGTCGGCGAGTGTAAAGTCACCCTCTAACTTGAATTCCTCGTACTCGATCGGCTTTTCCTTATCCTCAGATTTCTCGCTTTCATCAGAACCTGATTCGTCATCTGTTGACTTATTGTCTGGTGATGGTTCAGCGGGCTTCGTTTCCGCATCCTTTTCACCATCCGCCGGATTCTGTTCTTCAGTTTCCTTAGTGCCCGCGCCAGACTCATCGCCCGCCGCCTCGTCGGTTCCCGTTGAACCATCACCGGTTAACTCGCTCATTTATTACCCTCGTCAGTTATCAGCGCTTTTAAAAGTAAGCGCCCTGTTTCGTCGGCGTCCATTAGTTCCGCAATCATGCGAAGACCTATGTCACGCTGACCCTCTAAAAAATCAACACGGTCACCGTAACTTAACTTGAACGGATGCGTGTATGCTATGAATCTACTTATGAACCGCCGCCCGGCTCCTGTAGCCATGACAGACTTGATGTCATTTATGTTTTGTTGGCGCGCCGAATCATCTGGTTCGTCGCCTTCAAAACCTTTCAAGTATTCCAGGTTGGAATTATCTTCTGTCATATTCCTGATAGTAATATAAATTGTTCATTTATTCAACTGTATACGTCTTCCAGGTCTTCACCCGCCTGACTGGACACTTTCGCAACAGCTTCGGACGCCTGCAAGGCTTGGTCGAGCTGTGCCTGTTGTTGCTGTGCTTCTGCCCGTTGCTGCCTGATTTCAGCAACATCGTCGTCAGAAATCACTAAGTCCGGGCGGACGCCAAGCATATCAGCGTACTCGTCAACTGCTTTGTCAGCATCAAACTTGTCCAGTGCGTCGGGTTTAAGTTGCGCTAAGTTACTGACGTAGCCCGTAAAACGGTCAACGCCTGACAGTGATATCGCTTTCTGTGCCTGTGCAAGAACGCCGATATACTCGACCTTTAAGTCGGTTCCTTCGATATCTTCCGGGGGTTCCGGCAGAATGCCGGACTCAACGATAATGTCAAACGTTCGATCGATCAACGGTCCGAGTTTACCGTCCTGGACTGATTCCAATACTGGTCCAAGCATCAACAGCTTTTCTTCGTGTTGTTCCTGAACTTCTCTGGCAGTCTTCCTCGGATCGTCCGACAGTGACAACATCCGGAATAGATCGACATGATAAATCCGATTGATCTCGCGCTTCATTTCCTGGATGTCATCACGCAAAGCGTTCAAGTCGATACGTGCTTCGTACAAGGGCTTAATCTTATCGAAATTCGGTGAATCAGAATATGTGATCCCGCCACCGAGGGTCGAGCCGTGCGCTTTTTGAAGTTCTGCCGGTGCGACTAACGGAGGTGTGACTTGTTTTGAAATACCTTTGTGCTTTTCTTTAACCTCAAGTTGTAATTGCTTCACTGAAGATAACGCATTAATTCCCGGTCCCTCTGTACCGTATACGTCGCCGTCCTGCATCAACCACCGTGGAACCAAACAAGGAAACCCTGTGAAACCAGACTCACCGAGTATATGCCGGGAATCTGATCCGAGAACATACGAAACTGACCGGAACGGCATGTCCTTGGATAACGGACTATCTGGATTGAACTCCTCACGCGGCTCGATTGCCCGCAATACTTCGTGACTGTGAAAGACGTTACCACGCTTGTAATCATCCTTAAGTTTGTCCGGTAGGTTGTCAGCGCCGAAAATCTTAACGATCTGCTTAAGCGTCAATCGTCTTACCTGGTAGACCGTGTCAACGACGTGCCGGTCATCTTCAGCAATCCAGTATCGACCGGGAACCATGCGATATAATCGTATAACGTCTTTCGGATCACGTAACACCAGGGTCGACGCTGTCATAAAATCCCCAAGATCACGGAATCCGCCCGCCATCGATCGGTATGCGTTACTCCGTGAGAATATATTCAACATCATAATCTCAACGTCGTGCAGCCATTTTTTAACCGGGGCAAAATCGGATAGCTCTTCATCTTCAAACCCGAGCTTGAACCAGGGTCTAGCCGGCGACGCATTACCCGCGAGCATTCCCGCGGACATAATGTTCGACGCCAAGTTACACTCTTTATCAATTAGCGCCTTCAGCTTATCTTTTCTCGATGTCGGCTGTGTATCTCCTGTCACTTTTGCACGGTCAGGCGCAACGAACAGGTTGATATCCGAATAGTCTTGTTCAATAAACTGTCGAGCGTCTTTCAACGCAACAAACCGCTTATCGATTTCCGACCTAAGTTTTTCGTTAATCATCGGTCACCCCGCTGACAGCATGATCATAATGATCGCAAAAACAATGATTTGTAATGTTAACATGGCTACCCCAATGTCGTCCCAAGACGACGTAATACCGGCTGCCCAAGTAACCCGGTCGGTCCAGTTACGTTGGTATCCGCAGGATTTGTCAGCTGACCAGGTCGTCGTCTACGACGTCTGGCAGCCGGGTCGGTTGGCTGTCGTGGTTCCGCGGGTGGTTCGACCGGTGCCGATACCGCGGGCTGTGGCCTTCGTCCAAAGATGCACATAGTTAATCCCCTTACCTTGAATTTTTAATAAAGTGACGCGAATATATCAGCGTCTTCATCGCTGAGTGTATCACCTGATTGATTATTCGCCAATGGTAGCCGGTCAAGTGTTTGAAGTTTAACGGCAAACGTGATAGCCAGCGCGTCAGCGTCATCCGGTGAGTTCTCGTTGTCTTTCGGTGCCAACTTAATAACTGTACTCTGACCTTTCTTACCGAAACCGTACTCAATAGATACAAGCTCCGATTCAAGCTGGTCATCGGTCGACGGTATAGCGCCACCGGGCAACCATTCACGGAGCCGGGCATAACACTCTGTCCGGGTATCGTAATACTTTTTAGGGTCATCAGGATCAGCGTTGTTAACAACCTCAACAATTTTATACCGCGAGAACTCTTTCAAACTGTCAACAACTCCGCCGCCGACACCGCCACCGTCAACACAAACTGCACCGATCACGAATCCTCGTTGCTCCAGTTCTTCGCAATACTTTATAACCTCACTGTGCAGCCTGACAGTCGTGTTCTTTTCGAACCGCTTAACCGGGTATGATCTGGCATCTCGACCATGTCGAGCACGAATAACGGATTTGTTGTTACCGAAACGCGCAACGTCGACGCCGACGATTATCGGGGTGTACAAATCAACTTCCGGCTTATTCTTCTGAGCTTTGAAAATACGGTCAGATTCAATGAACTGAATGTCACCGGCTACCGGAAACCGGCCTAGCACTCGGACCCGACAGTAATCAGAATCAATGCCGAAGTCCTCAATCAGACCGTCCAGGTATTTCTTATTAACGCCTTCGACTGTCCGGCTATCGATCTGCCTTGTAACGGTCTTGTTCTTAAGTTTACCGTTACCGAAGTACTCGGAGAACCGACCAGTGTTCCGGGTTGGATTACCGAAAGCAAACCGCATCGGTTCACCGTCGGTCAATCCACCGTCTGATACCTCCCAAATCTTATCAGGTACCGCGCTTGCTTCATCGAATAGGTAGAATGGCGTTGACCCGTCAGCATGTAACCCGGCAAATGACTCGCTGTTTTCCTCTCTACAGGTCAGCGCATCGACTCGCCACGTCTCCGGATACCGTGGATTGACCAGCGCCATATTACCCCGCGATGCGAAATACTCGGACCAATGATAAGTTAATGAGAGCTTATGCCATTTGCCCAGCTCGGCCCAAGTCTTTGTTTTTAACTGATCAGAGGTGTTGGCAGTCACACACCCCTTTGAATTTGGTCGGGTATCGTGGACAAACTTTATGATCCAAGCGCTGCATGCTGACTTTCCGATACCGTGCCCACTGGCGACGTCAATCTCTATCGGCATTACCGGGTTTACGCCGTCGAAGTCTCGGTCAACGATCTGGCGGCCCCATTCAATCAGGAAATCTTTTTGCCATTCTCGTGGTCCGGTCTTGTTTTCTAGGACAGTCCCCTTTTCACCCCACGGGAAATTAAACATAACGTAACCGTACGGATCATAGTAGAACTCGCCGATTCGGTCAGCGAGTTCCTGTTCCGGGTCAGACGTTTTACGGTTACCGGTCATCGTCTTCCTGGTCAAACACACGCGGACCGTCAACCGGTTTCGGTAAAGCGTCCCTAGCCCGTTGTTTTGCAAGGGATAATCTGTCCGGGAGGTTGATGTTAACGTCGACCGTTTTCTGGTCTGTCCTGGTCCACTCATCACCACGGCGATTCTGTAGCCAGAACTGGATCATGTTGTCCGATGCCGTTTTATGTCGGGTTATGGTAAACCGCTCTGCTTTACCATTGACGACGACGATTCTTTCCTCTTCATAGTTATACCCGATTGCGTTTTTTAGCGCAGATGATACAACCAGATCGTCGGCCCGCGCCTTGGATTCTGAAATTGCTTCCGAAAAGTCGCTATCCTTTTTGGCCCACTCGTAAACAGTGCTCTGTGAGATGCCCAATATGTCAGCAATCTTGTGTGCTATGCCGTGGTGCATATCCGCAGTCCGTCTGACAATGTCGGCACAGTTTTCGGAAAAAACGGTCGGTCTTCCGGTCGAATAGTTA